TTAGCAAGTTCCGTCGTCCATGTAAAGCAGGTCTAAGCGGCGCGTTATCTCTTGCTCCGTCATTATGGGGTGCTCTACTGCCATAGGATCTATTTTGCGCCAGAACAGCCACAGAGGCACGTTGACTTGATAGCAGGGCAGATCCCTCGGCACGTCGGGTATTGTGGCCTGTATGGCCTCGTATTGCTCATTAAAGTAGTTTGTCATTTGTCGCTCATTTGTATCTTAAAGGCTACACATTTGCCAAATGTGTAGCACAGATAAGTCATTTAACACCCAATAGAATCTCTATTATCGCTATTATTATAACCGACATTACGCCCTGGTTTTCTATATTCTTTCCCATCTAATCTCGCTTGATAACAGCGCTCCCCGTGTATGACTGTTGTATGATCGCGCTTTAACACGCGCCCGATTTGCGGATAGCTGGCGCTCGTTTCCCGCCGCGCCCGCCAATAGATGCGATAGCGCGTCCATAGAATGTCTTGCCGCCTGCTATAGCTTAAGACCTGCTCCGGCGAGAGGTTACTGTCCAGCGCTTCTTCCAATAAGATTTGTTTTACTTTCTTCATTACTTGCGCGCCTCGATTTCTTTTTTGATTAGGCTATGCCGGAACGTATCCGATTCATAGTTGAGCATTATCTCTAACGCGCGCGTCGAGAGTAGATAGAGCATCTGTTGGAAGTCATAATATTCGGCCATATGTGACATGTTATCCCCCTATCGTATAGAGTAAGACTAAGGCTATTGCCGGGATTAAAAGGCTAGCGCATGTCGCCAGCCCAATGACGTATAGTGCTTGTTTCATGCGGCGTCTTCCATGCAGGCATAGGCTAGGCTTTCGTCATCCAACAGCGCTTGCATTATGTGCGGATAGAGCCAATGACTTTGATCTAGATTGAGTTTACTGTCATTGTGCCCATGACCATAGATGACGATAGCGTCAACGCTAATATCCGTCGCATAATGCTCGAATATCCCCACGTCGGGCTCGGGCGATGCTATGTCATATGATATGTCCGCTTCGCCAGCCGCATAAACGGCATAGCGTGGCAGTATTGAAAGCTCGTCGAAATAGTATGTAAAAGTTCTCATGCTGCATCCTCCGCATAATTGTCGATCATATGTTGCGCTATCTCCGACCAATTAACGTCAGACAAAAACGCCATGGCGTATGAGAAAGCCAAGCCTTCAGCATTGCCAATTTCTTGCTCTAATGTTTCTTCGGCCATTTCTTTAAGACTCAGACCTAGATCATAAGCTGTGACGCTAGAGTCATGACCACAGTCATACGGATCATAACCGTCAAACATCTCTAGATTGACGCGCCATGTCGCGTGATTAGTCCATCCATTGTAAGACATGATATTTCCTTTATTAGTTTGGTGTGACGTCAAAAGTAATGTCAACGCAATCACAGGCTAAAACTCCATATGGTTGCGCTTCATGCCAAGGGCTAAAGCTCGTTTCTTCACTACAAGCAATTGGCCAGCATTTTCCGTAGCCTTTAACCATTTCATCGACGAATCTATTCAGCGCCATTTCTTCATCATCAGTTAGCCCTGTCGTGTCGTCATTGAATAATGCCGACGCCCAATGAGCTGGCAATGTGATTAGTTTGGTTGCGAGTTTCATTGTCTTTCCCCTCAGTATTCGACAGTAATAAATAAGACTGTGGCGCAGCCGTATGGGCGAAAGTCTATTGTGTCGCCATAGTTCTCGACGCGACCGCGCGCGCCGGTTATGCCAACGGCCGCTTTTGCTTTCTTCATCAGCTCGCGCTGATAGACTTTATTGGCTTTGGAATAGTTTGTGCCGCCATCGTAGCCATAATGCGTTAGCTCCGGCATGGTCACAGTTGCGCGTCGCACCCATGAGTAGTTTGATTCGCCACCAAATGTGTCTGTGTATTCGATGTTATAATTGCTCATGATTTTTCTCCCCTTAAGCATATGCGCGCAATAGGCGCTCGGATGATCTGTGACGCGCCTCGTCTTGGCGGCGCTCGCACATATATTTGAATGTGCGCGTCCGTTTTAGCCGCTTTAACGCGCGCTCATGTAAATCGCCGGTTATGTCGTCGAACACGCGCTGGCGATGATAGCGCAACAGTTTCTCTAATTTGGCTTGCATAATCTTTCCCCTTTATCTGAATAGGATGAATGGTGACGCTACTGTCATCAGCGCCAGCATGACCAGGCCGAAGCCGATGGCTACAGATTCAAAAAACTCGGTTAGTGTCATGATTTTTACCCCTCGTTTGTGTGTAAGATTATCTTTAGCGCAACTATTCACAGTTGTAAAGTATTTTCTTGCATTAATTTTCACTTTTGTTTTTATGGGTGATTTTTCTGGGTTGTTTGGGTTGTTATGTGGTCGAGCAATGGGTTGTAAGCCAAGGCCTTGGACTGTCGCAATATCATAGCTTTGGGCTATATGTGTTATTATTATAATTATAAATATTTAATAAGTATAATAATTGATATAAGTCAAATGAGCCGTGAACGTGGGCGACTGTAGAAAAGTCATTCAGCGACTTAAAACCCACTACCCAAACAACCCATAACACCCAACAATCACCCAACTCTTGTTGACATTTGACTTAACATTTTACTTTAAGTTTACATTCTAAGTGATTTAAGCTCTAAGCTGGCAGTTTACATTGGTTTACATTTGGGGAGGGGGTCTGGGCCTTGACCATCCCTTAAAGGTTTACGAAGGGACTGCACGAAATTTTTTTTATTTGCTAAAAAGCACCCCGTCATATATTTTGTTGCAATGACATTCCAATCGCTACCTTATGAGCCGCGCAAGATCGAAGCGACGGAGCAACGGCTCGATCAAATCTATGAAGCGGCGCGGCGGGGGTTAAAAGGCGACGCACTGGCGTTGGCCTGTGATATGATGCCAGTCGAGTATCGTCGGCTGATACAACTCGATCCGGTCGCAGAGTATTACGAAACCAAAGGCCGCGCTGACGGCGAGATGGAGATGGCGGGCGTTCTACGTGACGCGGCGCTGGCGGGCGATGCAAAGGCTGCGCTTGATATTCTAAAGCATGTGCATGGCTGGGTAGCCAAGCAGGCGGTCAGCGTCGAGGTCAACCAGACGATCAGCATCACGGCGGCGTTACAAGAGGCGCAGCAACGGGTCATTGAAGGGCAGATAATAGATGCAAGTGCCAATATACTCCCCGGAGGAGGAACAGCGTCTTATGGCGACCTTATGGTCGCCGCAGATCAAGAACGACCCGCTGTCGTTCGTGAGGCTGGCGTTCCCGTGGGGGAAGCCAGGGACGCCTCTTGAGCATTTTGAGGGGCCGCGTCGATGGCAGCTAGAGGTCTTGGTCGAGCTGCGCGAACACATCAAAGCAAACGGCGGTCGGGTGGACTTTGAAACTTTCAGGATGGCAACGTCGTCAGGGCGCGGCATCGGTAAATCTGCCTTAGTTTCGTGGTTAGTGATCTGGATGTTAACCACACGGATCGGCTCAACGACCATCGTGTCAGCTAACTCCGAGGCGCAGCTCCGTAGCGTCACCTGGGCCGAGATAACGAAGTGGCTGAGTATGTCACTTCACAGTCATTGGTTCGAGGTATCAGCTACCAGGGTCTTACCAGCCAAGTGGATCTCGGAACTGGTCGAGCGCGACCTGAAGATGGGCACAAGATACTGGGGCGTTGAGGGACGGCTGTGGTCGGCTGAGAATCCAGACAGCTACGCGGGGGTGCATAACTTCGCAGGCGTGATGCTGGTGTTTGATGAGGCGAGCGGTATTGATGATACGATCTGGGCAGTGGCAGCGGGCTTTTTTACGGAGAATACGCCTAATAGGTTTTGGTTGTGCTTTAGTAACCCCCGGCGTAACTCTGGTTACTTTTATGAGTGTTTTAACTCCAAACGAGACTTTTGGAGAAATAAAATTGTCGATGCCAGATCTGTCGAAGGGACAGATAAGGCCGTCTACCAACAGATCATTGACGAATACGGACCCGACTCAACCCAAGCGCACGTCGAAGTCTATGGACAATTCCCTAATGCCTCGGACGATCAGTTTATCCCCAATTCACTGGTCGATGACGCAATGGAAAGAGCGCGATGGCTCGACCAGACTGCGCCCATTGTCGTCGGAGTAGATCCGGCACGCTTTGGTGCTGACGCCACCGTCATCGCCATCCGGCAAGGGCGCGACATGGTGGCAATCAAGCGGTATCGCGGCGACGACACCATGACAGTGGTCGGGCATATCATCGACGTGATCGAGGAGTATAAGCCAGCACTGGTCGTGATCGACGAGGGCGGACTCGGCGCGGGGATCGTGGACCGGCTAAAGGAGCAACGCTACAAGGTGCGAGGAGTGAACTTCGGCAATAAAAGCAACAAGCCCATCATGTATGGTAACAAGCGTGCAGAGATGTGGGGGTCGATGAAAGAATGGCTGAAGAGCGCGAGCATACAAAAGGACAGATATTTGAAGTCGGACCTGACTGGACCGATGATGAAGCCGGACTCGAAAGGGACGATCTTCTTGGAGTCGAAGAAGGACATGAAGTCGAGGGGGCTAGCCTCCCCAGACGCTGCGGACGCGATAGCCGTTACTTTCGCTTTCCCCGTCGCACACCGCGAGGCGCGCGTTGACCAGACACGGCGTATCAGCTATGGTCAAGGCTCTGCTTCTTCTGGTTGGATGGCTTCATAATGGCGAACAAGAAAGCAACACCCGCCGCTTCAACACCTGCACAATCATACCCAGATCCATATTGGCCTGGAACTTTTACAGGACCGTCATGGGGTCAACAAGTGCCTATGGTTCAAACCGACAACGGCGTAGATTATACACCGCAAGGCGGCATGGCAAATACACCTAGACCGGGGTGGGGGTATAGAGCTGACCAACAGCAAGTAACGCCAACAGCTAACGCCGCCGCTATGCGTAATTATATGCGGTATGCTGGGCCAGACATGCAAGGGGCGATAAGCAGCCCTGATAATATATTAGCCGAACTACGCACATTAGGTGACGCTTCTGAAAATGATGTTGTAAGTCAATACCGCAAACGCTTTTTGATGTCCGCTTTGCGGGATATTTATGGCACAAACCCCTATGATGTTGGCCCTGGATATGCGTTGAGCAGAGGTATGAGCCAAACACCTGACGCGGGATATACACCTACAACGCCAAGGTCAAAGTAATGGTGTCTTTAGCTGTAGGTCGTGGCGAGAAGCTATCGACAAAAGCGGGCGCTGGTCTGACTGCTAAAGGTCGGGCTAAGTATAATGCTGCTACGGGTAGCAAACTGAAGGCTCCAGCGCCGCATCCTAAGACCAAAGCAGATGAAGGCCGTAAGAAGTCGTTCTGTGCGCGTATGGGCGGCGTTGTCGCTAAGTCAAAGAACGCTGATCGTGCAAAGGCAAGCATGAAAAGGTGGAACTGTGGCAAGTAAGCCAGGGCTATACGCCAACATTCACGCTAAGAAAGCACGCATCGCAGCCGGATCAGGTGAGAAGATGCGAAAGCCGGGCACTAAAGGCGCGCCAACTGCCAAGGCGTTCAAAGAGTCCGCCAAGACGAGGAAGAAGTAATGGCGAATACAAAGCCGATAGGCGTCGCCTACGAAGACCAGAACATTATTGGCGCGACGACCGTGCAGGCCGCTAATATCTTGACGACTGGTCAGATTGGCTACGCAGCAGGCGCTTATGGCACTGTAACGCAGCAAAACAATAAAACGACCGGCGTGACAGTCAATTCCTCGTCAGGACAAATCACAACGGCTAACTCGCAGCTTGCGCCAAGCGCCCAAGCGGTGTTCACAGTAACAAACTCAAGCGTGTCGTCAAAAG